AGACACTACAGTTAACGATTTTCGTTGCTCGGTTGTTAAAGGGGACGAACAACTGGGGGTCTGATAATTGAAACCACTAGGACCCTCGGACAGGTGGTTCCCTCATGTCGCCAAACACAACGACACTAGCGCCGTGCGCTGTTGCGTGGACCATTGTAGGGGGGCCACGACGCCACCAAAAGTGAAATTGCTAAACCAAAAGAAGGGTGGACACTGCTCCTTGGAGCAAGCCCATCATGGCTCTCTCGGCCGCGTTCTCGATGAAACGGGATGCTGCATCGACACCATTCTTGAAAATGTTGTTGCCGCTGGATTGGATTTTCTCAGATACGGCCACGACCAACTTGTTCGAAGGAGGGGGTGCAGTCGCAAGCAACTGGAGCCCGTTGGTGTCATCAAGTACATACTCTTGATGCAGAAAAAGTTCGATGGAGATAGAAGCATTCGCGGGTCCTCCAGCCACATCCACGATAATTGGACCCCATTGAGTGACCGGCATAGTAGCAACGGCTAAACTGGGGGGCCAATTCTGGTACATGTTGGCTTCGGGACCGACCTTTCGCCCAACAACCGCCACGTCATGACAGTCTTGTAGAGGGATATCCAGGTAGGAGTCACAAGCATAACTCGCCCGATCGACGGCCAGAAAGGCGGACGTAGCCACGTCACCATAGGTGCGGATACGTACCATCCCTGAGGAGGCGAGCGGTGCGGTGGTGTTTCGGATTCTGATGCCGTATGAAACGTTTCTGTATTTAAACACTTGTGCGATAGGAGCATAGGCAACGAAGTCAGTTGTGAATTGAGCTACCGTTGAACTGATAATGTTCGCTTGTTTCAGAGGATAGACACCATAAGCAGGAAAAACCAGAATGCTAGCGTCGCCATTTGCATCACAGTTGAAGCTTTGAGTGATGTGCAAAGGGTACGCCAACGTCCGCACTCCGGAGGTGTCGGGATATTTGGATCCGAGTGCGTGATGGCAGAAGGGATCCGTGATCGCACACACCTGGGTTGTGTTCTTTGTGATCGAATACTTTGTGTTGGAACTTCCATTTCTCGTTCCACTTTTGGCCCGGCTTGAAGGCTTACCCGGGGCGCCTTGAGGGCGCCCTTTCGGACGCCCTCGTTTGCTCTTGCGTTGTTGTTTACTTGACATACGTTAATTTGACTAATTTTGGCAGTTGCGCGAATCACTCTCGTTCTAGCAAACGAGCGACGTCGAAGGCTAGATTCGCGGGCAAGGAGTCAACCTTGGATAGTTGTTCGACGAACTCCCCCAAATCCGCTTTGCCAAGCCCATATTTGAGAGACATCCAAGTCCATGTTTCCTCCCCATAATCGTGGCGCTTCTCCAAATGGACAGTGTGCTCTAGGTTGCGGGGCGCCTTCTTGTTCGTCTGAGGTAATAAGTCAAGCTGTTTCTGGTAAAACTCCCTCAGAAACGGCACGTGATAGTTGTCTTGTAACAACCCTATCGTTGCAGAACGAAGATCAGAGCCATCTCTGGCATCCAGCATCCAACCACCTCTGGTCAATGCTCTCCCAATCTTCGCTCCCGGTAGGCGCAGTACATTGCCATCCACCAGCGTTGGATAGAAGAACCGCGAACACCACTCCATGGAATCCAGGTTACCCAAATTTACCTTCAAAGAGAAACCAAGACGTTTGCCAGCTGCGACCCACGCACTGGGCGGGTCGGAGACCGAGGCAAACATGTGGTTCCAATATTGCCTCCTGACGATGACAACCAAATCATCGCCCGAGACCATAATGAAGAAATGAGACCCCAAACCTGAATCCTTTAGGGGTGTACGGGACATGGCACCGGTGTCCATGAGGTAAGTTGCCATGGCGGCATTTATCTTACCATTGAACGTCCCGGTCCACGGAGCTCCCGTTGCCAGCATTACACCAGCTTCTACCTTGACCCCGAGCGCGCTTTTGCCCTTGAGTCTCGGCATGTCCAATAGAAGTTGCTTGCTTCTATTAGGGGTCACGCGTAAATGGTTCGCTACAAGCAAACCCGCCGCCTTCATCTGCTGCTCCTGCATGTGGGCATCCCAAGTACTACCATCTGCATCTAACACTATGCAATCATGGCCTAACTTTTCCTCCACTTCAAGCAACCAGGTGCCAATTGCCTCCCCGCTGATACCGGGAGGACAAATACCTGGAAGGACGCCTTCTTCCTTCCATCTGGCCACAGCCGCGTCCTTGTTCCTGTTGTAAGACCTTGTAAGAACTGGACAGACTAAGACGAGCACAGCGTCACTGTGCTGCATGATTGGTCGTGGTGCCTTTGCTTCTGTACCGACAATCGAACCCTGGCGGATTTCCAGAGCCACTTGTTTCTCCTTCTTGATAAACGGCTTCACCTGCCGTTCCTTAGCAGTCAAGGAGAAGTTTGTGGCTTCTTTGTCCAGGAACACTTTAACGAGTTCCTCTGTTCGGTTCACATTGTATCGAGCAACAGCCCATTCCTTAACCTTCTCTCCAGTCAAGGTAAATGGACTCTTGGTATCGTGTACGTACATTATTTGTTCCCTCGTTCCCTCAAAATGACGACGAACGACGTCCCAAATCCCCTCTTCAGCCAATGGGATGACCTTGGTCACCCTATTAGACAACGACGACATCATGGCGTCCCGCGTATTCGGATAATACGTGGGGATTACGCCCCCTACCGACATTCCAACCAGAGACATGTCGGTGGTTTGGGCCTGCACCTTTGGAGGTAGCTTTGTGAGTGAGGCCCCCTCTCTGACTTCCGCCACAGGTTTCATTCTCTTTTCATCGATAGAACTGTACTTGGGCGCGAAGGCAAAGGTAACGGTTTGGTTTGGAACTTGGCCCAACTCGCCAGGTTCTGTATTTGCAAACGTGTTCGTGGTGATCGTTCTCTCATGACTCGACGGTCGAAACCGCAAGTCAAAGGCCCAACACAAGGTCGCGGCCGTGGAGAACACGCCCCAGGCTAACGCCACTGGGGGGATCGTCAACGCAACACCATGACTAGCAACTACCAACGCGGAAGTTGTGTAAACATTGGCTGCAACCACGTTCGACGTGGTGCCAAATGCCAAAGTGGTGGGGAAAAAGTGAGACACCCCGACCGTCACGGCGGATGACCCTACACAAGCGGCCACGGTGCTTCCACTAACGCTAAATCTCGGAGCGAAACGGACAGCATCACCATGGGCTCCCCACATATTTCTTTGGTTGTAACACAATTCTGTCAACACCTGAAGCTCGAATTCCGTACTACCCTCCAACGCCAACATCGCCGAGAAAAGGACGGCAAGTGGCAAATGCGAGGGAGGGAGATTGGGAATGTCGGAGTACATCTGATTCGCTTTCCTCAGCGC